TGGTTCCAGTGGCTCACAGCTCAACGCCGGTACGAGGTGAAGGCGGACGGTTCGTGGTGCTGGCCGCTGGTGTTCGAGTCGGTGCCCCGGCAGCAGGGCAAGAGCGTGACGCTCGGGGAGGATGCGGCCTGGTACGCCCGGCAGACAGTCGATCCTGAGCTGCTGCTGCACGCAGCGCATAGGGTGCGGACCTCGCTGAAGGTGCAGAGCAGCATGTGGCAGTGGGCGGAGGCCCAGGGGTTCGAGGTTCGCAGGCTGCTGGGTGACAGCCACATCGTGTGGCCGAATGGGAGCGATTGGCAGACGATCGCGTTGGAGTCTGCGTATGGGGCGCCGGCTCACCGGCTGTTGGTGGATGAGGCGTGGGCGCTGGATCCGGTGAAGTTCTGGAACAGCTTGTTCCCGACGCTGGGTGATCGGGAGAACCCGCAGGTGCTCATGTGGTCTACGGCGAATCCGGACGATCGTGGGCTGGTCACGGACTTGCGTGCCGATGAGTCGGTGTGCCGGATGGAGTGGGGTGCGCTGCCTGGGGAGGATCCGCTGGACCCGGGGACGTGGCAGGTGTCATCGGCGTATTGGGGTCCGGGGCGTGAGGCTCTGATGCGGATGGCGGCGACCAAGCCGGGGTTCGCTGAGGAGTGGTTGAACGTGTGGCCGCAGTTGGCGCGGGGGCAGACCCGCACACCGTTCCCGAACTGGGGCAGCTTGCCGGTGGTTGAGGGTGATCCTCCGTTCGGTTGTGTCGTGGCCCTGGATGAGCACATCGGCGGGGCGGGTGCTGCTGTGGCGGCGTACCACGAGGGCGGTTTCTGGTATCGGGATGTTGCGGATCTTCGCGCGGCTGTGGTTCTGGCGAGGCAGTGGACGGATCGGGAGGTGATCGTGGGCTACTCGCTGCGGGCTGCCGTGGAGAACCTGGGCCTGGCGCACGCGGTCGCGTATGGGGCGAAGGAGACGGCGTTGGGGACGTCTCTGCTGTTGGAGGCTGTGAAGGGCGGGGGCATCGCGCACGAGCACTTGGAGGCGGTGTCTGCCCAGTTCGAGGGGATGCGGACGCGGATGTCTGATGCGGGGGTGATGTCCTTGTCGGCGCGTGACAGTGCGGGTCCGGTGATGGCGGGGAAGCTGCTGGCGTGGGCGTTGTGGTGGGTGCGGAACCGTCCTTCGGAGGCTGCGGCGGTGTGGTGAGCCGAGCACGGATGCTGGTGCTCACCGCTGGTTCGGGAGTATGGTTCCGGTAGCCGAGTCCGGCTGCCCCTGTCGCGAGTCCGCGCCCATCCGCATTGTCGTGAGGTGATCGTGGTTGATCAGCGGCTGTCCAGGCTCGCGCAGAAGCGCCAGCAGTACGTCCGCTCCGGCCCGTATGACTTGACCTGGAACGACCCGGACGGGTGGGTCGCCAACCAGGTCGTCCCCGTCCGCTGGGGGGACTGGCCGAGCGCGGGCACCCCGGCGTGGTACCTGGGTCGGGACGATGGTGGCGGGGCGTACCCGATCGGCCCCAACGGCCCGTGGGTGGGGCAGGAGAGCCTGTTGCCGGCTGTGACCCGCTGCACCGGCATCATTGTTGCCGCGATTGTGCGCACGTTGTGGCGGTACACCGGCCCGGACGGCGCCGCGGTTTCTCGCCCGTTGTGGGTGGATGATCCGATGGGCGTGGGCAGACTTCCCGGCGTTCTGCGCAGTGTTGTGCCAGCTGGGATGCGACTCGATGGGCAGACGTTCTTCGAGACGTGGTTGACGCACGCTTTGTGGTGGGGGTTGGGCGCGTTCGTGTACGTGGAGAACTCGGAGGGCGCCCCCACTGCGGGCACTTTGCGTCTGCTGAACCCGTACCTGGTTGGCGTGGACGATGACGGGTATTGGGTGATCGACCCGCGCGGTGAGACGCCGATCCGCACCGACTTCGACGGGCGTTTCCTCGCTGGCGGGAAGGTGTGGCGGCTGGCTGTGCTGCGAGGCATGGCGCCTGCCGACCATCGGACCCCGGAGGGTGTGCTGGCCCGGCATTTCGACACGTTCCGCCTGGGTGCGGCCGTGTCCAAGTATGTTGCGACGACGTTCACCGGGATGGGCATTCCGTCCGGGCTGCTGAAGGTGAGCACGCCTGGCTTCAAGGACACGGACGCGGAGAATCTGAAGGCGCAGTGGATGAAGGCCCACGGCTCTTCGAGGCGTTCGGTGGCTGTGCTGAACAGCACGGTCGAGTACCAGCCGATCAGCATCACCCCGGTGGACATGGGTTCCGAGGCGATTCTGCGCACGACCCGGGCGGACATCGCGCACGCCTTCGGGCTGTCCGCGATCTGGCTGGACGAGGGCGCGTCGGGGTTGACCTACAACAATGGCACCGATCGGCGCCGCGACCTGGTGGATATCTCGCTGTCCCACTGGTCGGAGGCGGCGATGGCGGTGCTCACAAGCCTGATGCCGCTGGGGACGCGGGTCGAGGTGAACTGGCCGACGTTCACGCAGCCGAGCATCGAGACGCTGGCGCCGTCGCTGGTGGCGCTGGTGCAATCAGGTGTTCTCACCGCGACTGAGGCTCGACAGTATCTGATGATTCAACGCCCGATCGGCCCCGATCCGGCGTTCGTCGACTCCAGTCCCGCCACGCAGTCGACCATCCCGACGGTTGCCGTGGCCGAAACGACCGAGGAGGTGGATGATGCCGCAGCCGAGTGAGGTTCGAGCGTTCCCGCTGTCCGCCCAGTTCCGGGCGAGCGTGGAGGGCCGGCACATGGTTGGTCTGGTCGCCCCGTACAACGTGACCGCCGATGTGGGTCCGTTCACCGAGACGTTGAAGCCTGGCGTGTTCAAGAAGTCGATCGCGCAGGCGGCGCGGTCGCTGCCGCTGCACGTTCTGCACAAGCATGATGAGGTGCCGGTCGGTGTGGCTGTCAGTTGGGACGACACGCCGGAGGGCCTGTACGGCGACTTCCGCTTCGACACCAGAGCTGACGCACAGGAGGCCGCGCGGCTCGCGGAGGAAGGCCTGCTGGGCGCGTTGAGTGTCGGCTTCCTGCCGCTGGAGCCGCACGGGTCGAAGTGGTCACGCGGCGGCGGTAAGCCGCACGTCGATCGGATCGAGGCCCGGCTGCTGGAGTCCAGTCTCTGCTCCGTCCCGGTGTACGAGGGTGCCGGGGTCCTTGCCATGCGCTCCATCGGTGTGCCGGGGGTCGATTCATCGCTGATCGTGCCGACCCCCCGTCTCGATGAAACCCGTGCGTGGCTTGAGTCGCTGAAGAAGCGATGAACTGCGTGACTTCCAATGCCCCGTTGGGTATGCTTCGTGGTGAACGGCAGCCCGCCGCACCGGCCTGAAAGCAAGGGTCACTGCACAGGGCCTGCACCCCGGTAAGGGCACTCCACGGATCGCCCTCGGGCCGCAGAGGACGCCGCGACATTGACTGTCGCGCCCTCTGTGGGCGCACCGAACCGGGGAGGTTTCCACTGTGAGCAACGCAATCATCGAACGGCTTACCGAGGAGCGCGCCGGCCTGGTCGCGTTCATTGACCAGACTCTCGCAGGGGTTGAGGGTCGCGACCTGTCCGACACCGAGGTCCGCTCGATCAGCGACACCAGGGCGCGGATCGAGCAGATCGACGGCCAGTTGCGGCCGCTGGGCGAGTTCATGCAGGTCCGCAGCTCGGCCGCCGACCTGACCAGGTTCCTCGGCGGGGCGGAGCGCCGCGACACCATCGTCACTGAATCCCGCTCGTGGGGTGAGCTCTTCGTCGACTCCGGGCAGTTCACCGACTACCGGGGTCGGGGCACCTCAGGGCAGTTCGAGGTCGAGACGCGCGCCCTGCCGACCGGCCTGGCCGAGATCGCCGACGTGCTGCCGCAGAAGGCCCGCGTGGATGCCACAGCCATGGTGCCGACGCCACTGCTCGACGCCATCGGCACGATCACCGTCAGCCAGAACGGCATTGATGTCGTTAAGTGGGTGAAGGCGTCCGGCGAGGCGGCGAAGGTCGCGGAGAAGGCGGCGAAGCCGCCGGTCGAGTTCGCGCCCCTGGTGGTCCCGCACACCCTGGACACGATCGCCGCGTACACGCAGCTGACCCGACAGTTGATCGAGGATGCGCCCGCTGTCCGCTCCGCGATCGACACCGAGTTGCGGAAGGAGGTGCTCCGCAAGCTGGAGTCTGAGGCGGCTGCCGCTCTTGTCGCCCAAACCCTGCCAACAGTGTCGGACAACACGCTGGTCAAGGCCATCCGTCAGGGTGTTGCCGTCGTGCAGGCCGCCGGCTACAACCCGAACGCGGTCCTCGTCAACCCGGCCGACTGGGCGGAGCTGGACATCGAGGTGTTCACCCACAACCACAGCGGGCCGGTCGTCGGGCAGCGGTTCTGGGGCCTCACCCCGATCGCCGCGAACAGCCAGCCGGTGGGCACCGCGACCGTGGGCGACATGTCTGCCGGTGTGCAGCGGTACGCCCGTACCGGCGTGAACCTCTACATCACCGACAGCCACGCGGAAACGTTCCTCAGCAACGTGTTCACGCTGCTGGCGGAGGCACGGGCGCGGACCATCGTGACCCGCCCGCAGGCCCTGGTCGAATGCACGATCGCGTAAGGCCGGTCGACGGTGAGTCTCGACCCTGCCAAGGTGGCCGCCGAGTTGGGTGTTCCGCTTGACCCACGGGTGACCGACTGCACCCTCGCCGCGCAGGCGTGGGTCGAGACTCGCCGCTGCCTCACCGACCCGGCCGCACTGTGGGCGGACGCTGCTGTGGAGCGGGGCGCGATTCTCTATGCCGCCCTGCTCCACAAGCAGCGGTCCCAGGCGCAGGGCTTCCCCGGCATGGACGCGCTCGGAACGTTCGCTGAGGACACCGGGGCAACCATGTCGCAGGTGTACCGGCTTGTCGGGGCGGACGTGATCGCCATATGACGATCACCTACTCCGACATGCTGGACCAGCTGGTGGTGGAGGCCAGCAACGGTCTAGGTGTTGAGGCCACCCGCGACCCGTCCCTGGTCGGCTCGATGGTCGCGGCGAACGGTGGCTGCGTGTTCGTGCAGTTCCCCACCCATGTTGGCCGGCTACTCGACGGGGCGAACCTGGAGGTTCCGGTCAGCCTGATCGCCCCCGCCCCAGCGGACCTGGCTTCCGTGGACTGGCTGCTGGATCACTTCGACGACCTGGTGCAGTTCTTCGGCGCCCGCTCGGTCGTGAACGGACCAATCGACATCGGTTCCGAAACCTACCCAGCCGTCACCGTGACGGCCCAGATCGCCCTAGGAGGCACCCCATGACCGTGACCGACTCCCGGCAGGGTCCGGGCACCCTGACGCTCGGCACCCTGACCGGCGCGGGCTGCCAGATGTCGAACGTGAAGCTCGTCCCCTCGCAGGACTCCGAGGATGGCACGCCCACCCTCTGCGAGCCGAATCCCGCGCCGCTGGTCACCGAGTCGTGGTCGCTGGAAGGCACCGCGGTCCAGGACTGGGAGAAGTCGGACGGGTTCGTGGAGTTCTGCCGCCTGAACAGCGGCAACACGGTGTCGTTCGAGTGGGTGCCGAACAGCACCCTGTACCCGAAGCCGACGTTCTCCGGCTCCTGCCAGGTCCGGGCGGTCGAGTTCGGCGGCGCTATCGGCGTGCAGAACACCACCGAGTTCTCGTTCCCGGTGGTCGGCGCGCTGACCCGCACCGAGGTGTGAGGTGTACCAGCAGCGGGTCGCCATCCGCTACACCGACGGCACCGAGAGGGAAGCGGTCCTGACGCAGTGGAGCATGGGCCAGTTCGCGCAGTGGGCGACACGTCAGGGCCTCACCGTGGACACCTCGAATCCTGGGCTGATGGGTGTCGTGATGCTGCGCTACCAGGCGTACTGCGAGCAGCACCGCGACCCGACCGTGGCCCGGCCCGCATTCGACAAGTGGGACCTGACCGTTGCGGAAGTCGACCCGCTGGGGGTTGACGAACCGGTGGACCCTACCCGGACGGCAGCCTCGGAAGGCTAGTGGCGATGGTTGCGGTGGCCCTGCATGTGACACCGGAGCAGGTGTGGGCGATGGAGCCGCGTGACATGGCCACCGTGGTTGCTGTGCTGGAGCAGAAGTACGGAAGGGGGTGACGGTAGCGATGGCCGGCGCGTATGTGACCGTGGAAGGCCTGGACGACTGCTTGCGCGCGTTCAACTCGCTGGAGCGGGAGGTCCGTAAGAACGCGAACGGGGAGTTGCGCCGCGCGTCGAAGGCAATCGCCGCTGACCTGATCCCGCTGCTGGGCGGGTCGAGCGCGCCGCAGGAGGCGAAGATCCTCGCCGCCGCCGCGCCGAAGTCCGACCGGTACGTTGTTGTTGCCGTGCCGGCGAGGAAGCCGAAGCTGTCCGGCGCGAGGCGGACCCCCGCCGATGCGGCGAAACGGTTGGCGTTCGCCATCGAGCGGGCATCGGACGCCCCACAGTTCCACAACCCCAAGCCTGGTTCGCTGGTCGCGACGCACGTCGACAAGATCAGCGCGCGCGCCGTGCCCCGGTATGTGGCGGTGCTGGAGTCGATCATAAGGAAGTACGGCCTGACATGACTGCCACATCAATCCTGATCAACGTCGGCGCGCGGGTCGCCCCCGCAGTGACCGGTTTGGATCGGGTGCAGAAGGCGCTGCGCGACCAGGACGCCGCCATCGGGACGGCCAACACCAATATGGGCAAGTTCTCGACGCTCGCGAAGGCCGGTTTCGCTGCTGCCGGTGCTGCCGCCGTCGCCGGGATCGGTGCCGCTGTCACAGCGTTGATCGACTTCGGTGTCGCGGCGTACCAGGATGAGCAAGCCGCGAAGGTGCTGGACGGAACCCTGAAGAACCTTGGGTTCACCAGCGAGCAGTTGGACCGGAACCGGGCGTGGATCGACTCGATGGAGTTGGCAACCCTGGTGTCGGACACCAAACTGCGGACGGCCATCGGCCGGCTGACCGCGCAGACCGGGGACTACGCCCTCGCCCAGCAGCAGACCGTTCTCGCTGCCGACCTGGCCACGGGCGCGAACATCAGCTTCGAGAAGGCGTTGAAGGCGGTGCAGTCCGCGAACGAGGGCGCCGTCGGCCCGCTGAGCAAGTACGTGGACCTGCAGGACACCAACCATGACGGCACCATCGACCTGACAGAGGCCACCGACGCGCTGGCCAAGGCGTACGGCGGTGCCGCCAAGGCGGCCGCGGACAACGACCCGTGGAAGCGGCTGAAAACACTGTGGGACCAGTTGAAGGAATCGCTGGGCGCCTACCTGCTGCCGCTGATGGAAGATCTTGGCGACTGGTTCAAGAACCCGGAGAACCAGAAGAAGGTCGAGGAGTTCATCGAGGATGTCCGGGAACTGTCCTACGAGTTCGGGGAGGACCTGTCGAACGCCATCCAGGATGCGTACAAGTGGTTCAAGTCCGAAGAGGGTCAGCAGGCCATCAAGGACCTGAAGCAACTGTTCAAAGACACGGCGTCCATCGTCAGGACTGTTGCTGGACTGTTCGAGGATCTGAACGGGTTCAGGTGGGTGCTCAACACGGTCCCGATCCTGGGGCTGGCGCGGGCGTGGGATGCGGTGAAGGACGCGGCGCAGGCTGCCGCGCAGTGGCTGGGCATCGCCAACGGTCGCCGTTCCGGTGGTGGCTCGTTCCGGTCACTGTCACCCGCGCTGTCCAGCCGCAGCGGCGTGAACACGGCCACGATCAACCTGTACGGGTCGGCGTCGGCGCAGGACGCGCGGGTGATCAAGCGCGCGCTCGAAGGGTATGACGTGTCGCAGGGCCGCGGCCCGGGAACTCCGCTGGCGGTGGCCTGGTGAGCGGGTTCCCGGTCGTCGTCCGCGCGGGACGCGACTACCTGTCCCCACCGCGCGACGGCGACGGGCTGCTGCCAGCCGACGTGCTGACCAGCCCGTCACGATGGCTGGCAGCCGGGAACGGGTACGACAACACCCAGCCGGCGCCCGTGCCGGTGGCGAACGGGATGCGCCTGACGTGGACGACCGACCCGGACAAGGGCGCGGTGCAGGGTGTGTGGTTCGACGCCACGGCTGGCCGCACGTACACGGTGAGCGTCACCGTGCGTGCCGCGTCCGGGTCGGCGCAGTGGCGCACCACGGTCGGATGGTCCGCGTCCGCCGCGTGGGCCACCCCGGACGGCTACGACCAGACCCGCACCCTCTCCTGGACGGCACCCGAAACCCGCACCTACCTGGCCGGTGTGGAAACCGTAGGCACGAACGACAGCCAGCACACCGTCACAGCCATCGGGGTGTGGGATCACGACGATCCCGCAGCCCAGTGGGCGCCGCGGGACCTGGACAACTGCAGGATCGCGCTACCCGTGACGATCCAGCACGGCCGCTCCGGTGTGGACACCCAACCGGACGCGCCCACATGCACATTCACCTACACCGACCAGTACCCACCGACCTCACTCGGGGACAGCATCGAGGTCGAGGTGTCCGGGCAGCCCGGCGAGTTGTGGACCGACCCCGGCGTGCTGTGGACCGATCCGGACGTGTCATGGCTGGGCACCAGGGGGAAGTCGCTGCGGTTCCGCGGGTACATCACCGACCTGCGAGCAGTTGAGGTGGCCGGCCGGATCGTCGCCTGGGCGGTGCAGGCAACCGGCGAGCAGGCCCGCCTCGGGCGTATCCCGATCGACATCAGCCGGCCCGCCGAATCCGACGCGCAGCGGGTGCAGGCCATCGCAGCGGCCGCCGGCGTGCCGATCACAGTGCTCGGCAGCACGTCGATCGACCTCGTGGCCGACAACATCCGCCGTGACGCGCTGGGCGCCCTGCATGAGGTGTGCGCCACGGCGGGCGGGCTGCTGTGGCAGGCGCGTGATGGGTCGATGGTGTACGGCACGCTGAACCGCCACGAGGCCATGCCGCAATGGCGGTTGACGTGCAACCTGATCCTTGACGGGGTTCAGTGGCGGCACACCACGGACGAGATCGTCAACCACGTCACCGTCGAGTGGGGGCCGGAGTCCAGCCGTACGCAGGACACCTACCGGGACGATGACAGCATCGCCAAGTGGGGTTACCGGCACGCCGATGTGGGGACGATGTGCGCCACGTCGGATGATGCCGCGCTGCTCGGCCTGATCGTGCTGGGCAAGCGGGCGCAGCCGCGGTGGGTGATGCCCGGTGTGGTGGCGTTGCGCGACCAGGCGACGGCGGCGCAGTGGGCGCAGGTGGCGGCACTCGGAGTCGGTCACACCGCCCTTATCGACATCGAAACCGCCCCCGCCGCAACCCCCGGCGCGATCACCTCATGGACGGTCGAGGGTTGGGTGGAGACGTGGGCGTCGGAGGGCCGGCGCATCCAGCTCGCGCTCAGCGAGTACCGGCTCGGCGTGCCGATCCCCTGGTCGACCGCGGACGACCATTCATGGCGCCACTGGGCGGATACCGCCTCGTGGCTCACAGCGATGCTGGCGGTGTGACATGACCCTCGTACCAACGAGTGAGAGGAGGCGGCGCCGATGACCGGCTACACCAACCCTGATGCGCTCCCGTTCCCCGACGACTACCAGCAGCCCGCGGACTCGCCGAGCGCGTTCGCGGCGCTGGCCAACGCGGTCCAGGTTGCGGTCGCATCCATTCGCGCGTATGCCGCGTCCAGGGTGATCGATTCGGTGAACGGCACGAACACGGATCTCGCCCCTAGCCAGAAGTCGGTCAACGCGGCGCTGGCGTCGGCAGCCGGCGAGGCGACCGCGGGGATCGACCAGGCGAAGGCGGCTGCCTCGGCAGCGCAGTCGACCGCGAACACCGCCCGTTCGGAAGCCGGATCGGCGTGGTCGCTGGCAGCGGGGAAGGCCGACGCCGGCCACGGCCACGTCCCGTCGCAGGCCGGGATCCGTATCGGGTCGTACACGTTCGCCAGCGTCACCGCCGGAAACCAGGTGGATTCCCCGGCGCTGGGGAAGAACGGCGACGACTACATCATCCTTCAGAGCGCGCACCCGTCAACCTATATCGAAACCTCGCTGCTGAATGTGGGTGCCGGCTCGTTCCAGATCCGGGTGCGGAACGCGACCACCTCCACAAATCACACGAACATCACTGTGTGGTACTTCCTGATCAAGGGGGCCTGAGCAAATGGCCAGCATCAATGATTACGGCAAGAGTGACATCGAGTCGCTGGCGCAGCCGAAGTTGGGTGGCACCGATGGGTGGGCTGCCGCGGTTGCTGCCGCCCTGGACGGGTCCGACGAGACGGTGAATCAGCGGATCAGCATCCTGCGCGGCCAGCTCGAAACCGCCGACGCCGCAAAGGTTGCGAAGGCCGGCGACACCATGACCGGCCCGCTGACCCTGCCCGGCAATCCGACCAACGCGCTGCACGCGGCCACCAAGGGGTACGTGGATCAGCGGGTGCGGTACGGCTCGGTGCGGGTGCAGGACAGTGGCTTCGCACAACCGCACGCGTCATGCGCGTACCGGATACTCACGAACTACGGTGTGATTCCGCTGGTACTGGTCGCCAATCTTGTCTCGCCGTACAACACCGACGCCTACCCGCCGTACGAGTATTTCCCCGACGATATGGCGCCCGACAGCGACACCATCACAATGCAGATGGGTTTCATCGGACCCAACTACTTCAATCTTCATATCAACTTCCAAGGCAAGTCGGGTCCGACCGGAAATCTCGGTGTCAACTGGATTGCGATCCTGCCATGAGCAACCGTGTGCAGTTGGATCGGGGAGTGCTGTCATGACCGCGCCTGTTCCGTCACAGCCCCGTATCACCACACCCTACGGGAAGCCCGGCTCCTGGAGTGGCGGCCGCCACGGCGGCGCCGATTTCGCCGCACCCAGCGGGTCGCAGGTCGTCGCACCGTGGTCGGGCACCGTCGTCGAGGCTGGCCGCACGTCATGGGGCCGGGCCTACGGCACTGCGGTCATCCTGGATTTCGACCCGCTGCCGGACGGCAGCCCCGGCCTGTGGGGGATCTTCGCGCACCTGTCCAGCGTGTCGGTCAAACCCGGGCAGCGGGTCGCGATCGGTACGGCCATCGGGAAGGTCGGCTCCACAGGCAACTCGACGGGGCCGCACCTGCACTTCGAGGTCCAGCGTGACAGGCAGTGGCGTGGTGGTAACAACGTCGACCCGCAGCCGTGGATCGACGCAACCAAGACAGGAGAGCAGATCGTGGCTTTCGACTACAACTACAGCGGCAAGCCGAACGGCGAGTTGAAGGTGGCAGGCGAGTACGTGCGCCTCGACGTGCCCTCGTGGGATCCTCCCCGGAAGGGCCTGGAGAGCGTGATGGTCTACCTGAACTGCGCCAAGCTGGTATTCGACGGCGCGCGCCCGGGGCGTATCCGTGTCCGCCTCAACCGGCTCGACGGGGACCAGACTGGGTACCAGGACTATGTGGTGGTCCCCGGCATCACCGAGCTGCTCATCACCCACACCTACTTCGAGAAGGGTGACGGGACCACGACCGCCGTGGACCTGAAGTGCCTGGACGGGCTGCGGTCGATGGCGGTCGGCACGCGCTATGTGAAGCGCGCGGTGGTGGCGTGATGGCGCAGCAGAGCAGGCCGTTGTCGTCGCTGGCGATCCGGGCGCTGGCCGCGATCATCCTCGTTGCCCTGGTGGGCATCATCGCCCTGTCCGGGTGGGGGTTGGCGCTGCGCGCCGGGCTTCTGGTGTCCAACCCGGAGGCGCTGAACGGTGGCACCGCCGATGAGGCGCTGTCCATCCTCGGCAACATCGCGGCCGCCGCGGTCGGTGGCCTGGTCGGCTGGCTGACCCGCGACCTGGTGGTGCGCGACAGGGAGGACGCGGCAGTCGTGGTCGAGCAGACTGGTGCCGATGCCGAGGAGGGGTCCTGACGCTGCCAGCGGCTGCAAGGGTGCCATTGTTCGCATGTCCTTGCCTGACGGTCTGGACCTAAGCGGCCCAGCTGCGGATGGCCTGCACTGCCCGATCGTCGGAGGCCCGGAACAGGGTCGCCACGCTCACACCCAGAGCGTCGGCGACCCTTTTCAGTTCGCCGGAGGTCCACTCGCCGCGGCCCTTCATCCGGTTGTAGTACGTGCCCTTGGTGAGGACCGCTCTGTTCCAGAGCGCGGGCGGATCCATGTCTCGGTCCGCCATCAAGGTGCGGATCGTCTTGTTGATCGTCGCGTTGACCGGGTCAACCGTGGGGAAGTCGTGCACTGTCGCTGAACTCATGTCAAAAGTGAAACACGCGGGTGGCGGAAACGCAACCCGCTGATCGCTTTGCTGCTTGCGTGGTTCTCGTTTGGGACTTAGTGTGCCCAAACATGGAGACGACGAGCGAGCGCATCAACCGCAAGATCCGGGCCCTTATGGCCTACCGGAGTCTGTCCGCAGAGGACTTCTGCCAGAGAACAGGAATGAACCGGAGCGCGTACTACCGCCGCATGCGTGGGGATGGGTCCTGGTCTGCCGATGAGCTTGAGCGCGCAGCTGAGGCCCTCGGCGTCGACGTGGCCGACCTGTTCAAGGGCATCGCCGCCTGACAAGCAAGAAGCCCCCGGGGTTCCTCCCGGGGGCCACTGCACAACCAACGAACCGAAGCACGTGAAAGGTAGCAGAAGCAATGCAGATCGATGAGTACTTGAAGGTGGTAGGTGACTACGCCGACCAGATCGCCCAGGCCGACCAGGCCGCGAACCGGGACACGATGGCTGTCGCTGAAGCGATGGACGCCATGTACGAGTCCCGCGAGTGGGTCGCGGAGTGGCTGGAGCAGAAGCCCGCACCCAAGCGACCGACCTCCCGTTGGCAGGCCGATTCACGCAACCGTTTTGCCCAGTGGCAGGCATGGAGGCTGGAGCAGCAAGGCCGACACGCAATCACAGGGCCGTACACCTACCGGCTTCTGAACGCCCGAACCATCGCCAAGGCGATTCCCAATTGTGCCACTGGCACAATTGGGAGCGAGGCCACGATCCGCCCGTGGGCGTGGCTGCTGCGCAACCGCTACGAGAACCGCATCCCCGAGGTGTGGGCGATCGCAGTCGAACTGGCAGGCTCCGCCGACAAGGTGACCGCCAAGCACACCCGCGAGGCCTTGGCCGAATGGAAGCGCAGGACGTTCGGCAAGCGCCGCGACGGCACCGACCGCAGCAGCCGCGCCGCAGTCGACAAGGCCGCATCCGCCGCCGGAGTCGCCAACCGCATCCGCGCCGAGATCATGCGCCGCCTCGAAGAGATGTACGAACTCACCGCGCTGAACCCCAAGGCAATGGACGAGCTCGATGGGCTGTTCGACGACCTCAACGACTGGGTGGAGAAGCACCAGGCCAAGGACGCCGCATGAGGTCAATCAACCGCGGCACCTTCAGCGCCCCAGCGTTCGAGAACGACGACGCAGAACCGATCACCAAGTTCCCGTGCGGCGCCCAGGTCCGCGGCGAACGTCTCGGCCATTGCTCAGGCCCCGCTGACGGGTTCGACGGCTGCTGCCGCAACTTCTACGGAATCAAGTCCTGGGACAAGCACCACCTGTTCACCAGCGACCAGTCAGGTCGGCGGCGCATTCGCTGCCGCATCGACGCCGAACTCGTCGACCTCGGCTATGTCCAGGACGGCCCTCTCAACTCCTGGCGGCTGTCCTCAACACCGATCGTCGAAGGATCCAAGGAGGACGAGGAATGACGCGACCTGACGGATGGGATCTGTCCGAGCTCGAAACCCGATTCGAGTCGGACATTGAAAGCAACAGGGCCGCCGAGGGCAATCAGTCAGAACTGGCATCCAGCCTGGTCGTGACGACCCTCGAATGGCTCACCGACATTCTCGGCCACATGGCCGCAGACCTGGCATGGAAGAAGGACCAGCAGTGAAGCGCATCAAGGCCCAGCAGAACGACAAGCTCCGCCCCACAGTCGACCTCGCCGAGTTGTTCAACGGCGACAAGTACGAACTCACCCAGGGTGAGGACTTCGACTGCTCCCCGAGCACCGCCGCTCAGGCCGTCCGCGACGAGTTCCGCCGCCTCTACGGGCATCTGCTGGTCAAGAGCAACGGCACCAAGGTCACCGTCGAGGTGAAGCCAGGGAAGGCCCAGCACCGATGAACGCTCCCGTGATCCCCCTGGCGGCGCGCCGCCGGCAGACACTGACCGACCTGCACGCCGTCGAGTCCGCGAAGGGCCGTCACCCCAGCAGGCTGCAAATGAGCACCACGACACCCCACGCCGAACTGCTGGAAGCCCTGATCGCGCTGCCGCAGTCAACCCAACTGCTGCTGCTGGCCTACGCCGCCGGCCGGTTCCCCGACCAGATCGCCACCGCGATGACGGAGTTCACCGCCGGGGGCACCCGATGAGCCCCCTGGCATCCTGGCTGCTGCTGTGTGGGTTGTTCACCGCCGCGCTGACCATCGTCATCGGCGTCCCCACCTACCGCGACATCTGGCGCCGCGCCGAATGGGACCGGCACACCGCCGACGCGCTCGCCGCCGCCAACGAGCGCCGCCCCACCCGCTGCGACTGCGGGGCGCAGGTGTACGACATGGACACGCACCGCCGGCTCGCCCACCAGCGGCGCCCCGACAACCCTGAGGACGATGCCCACTGGGGGCGGATGTGACCGCCGTGATGTCGAAGGTCTGCCGTCGCTGTGGAGTAGAACGCCCCGCCTCCGAGTTCGGCCGCTGGACCGGTTCGCGCGACGGGCTCAAGCCTCGCTGTAACGCGTGTCGGAGGGCTGACTACGCCCGCAACCGTGAACAGATCCTGCGCGAGAAGGCCGACTACTACGCGCGGAACGCAGATTCAATCCGCCGGAAGAAGGCTGAGTACCGAGAAGAGTTGAAGTCTGGGGTCAGGTCTGTTGTCTACGTCAAGCCGCTGGAGCACCGGCTTATGCGGATCATCGCCAACAAGATGCGGGACAGGGGCGCCCCTGAGTCACACATATTCCACGTGACCATGGCCGACGCTAGACGGCTTCTGGCTCAGCCGTGCTCAGTCTGCGGCACGCGGGACGAGCTGACTGTTGACCACATCATCCCGATATCGCGGGGCGGGGTGCACGCCATCGGGAATCTCCAGATGCTGTGCGCCTTCCACAACCGCCAGAAGCACCAGAAGGTGATGACGGTCTGGCTGTATCGCGGCAGTCTCAGGTACCCGCCCATTCGACAGAGGCGGTCAGCATGACCCCCGACCAGACCGTGTGCGCCGAGTACCTGGCCCTGACCATCGCCCGCCGTCGCGGCTACGGGGTGCGCGACGCCGAACGGGTCGCCGCACTGGTCGGGCTGCCCATCACCCACGTCGCCACCGTGCTGCGGTCGGCGTCGCTGGAGCAGATCGAGGCCCGGCGGGCGCTGCTGCGCGGGTTGACCGGATTCGGAGGGCAGATGTCGTGAGCGCCCGACCGAAGGACATTGGCACGAAGGCTGAGACGGCCGTGGTCCGCTACCTGATCGCCTGCGGCATCCCCGCGGAGCGCCGCGCGCTGGCCGGTGCCGCCGACCAGGGCGACGTGTGGGCCGCCGCCGGCCGGGCCGTCCTCGAGGTGAAGACCCGCAACCGGGCGCACACCCCGGCCGACGTGGAGCGCTGGCTGGCCGAGCTGGACCGGGAGACCCGCGCGGCGATGACCGCAGGCGCGCGGGTCGAGGTGTCGCTGCTGGTCGTCAAGCGGATCGGGTCGGGCCCGGCGAACGTCGGCGACTGGCACGTGTACTGCCGCCCCGGGGATGCCGCCTACCTGCTCGCCGGGGTGGTCATCGCCGACGGCGACGGCTGGGTACAGATGCCGCTGCACATGGCCGCCGACCGGCTGCGGAGGTTGGCCGCATGACCCGCACCTGCCTCACCTGCGAGGACATCGCCTGGCTGGCCGCCGCCGGGGAATGCATCGACAACATCGCCCACCGGCTCGGCATCACCCGCGCCAGCCTCATGCAGCACACCCGCCGCCACCACCTGCACCGCGCTCGACCGGCTCGCCGCCGCCGAGCGGGAGCACGCACTCGCCCAGTCCATGCACCGCTGACAACAGAACGGGGAAGCACATGACACACCGCGACGAGTTCGCCGAGTCCTTCGGGCTCACCACACTGGAGCCGGCGCCGCGGCTCACCCACGCCGAGCACGATGAGGCCCTGTCCGAGCTGTACGCCCTCAGCGACTGCGTCGGATTCATCCCCGCCGAAGTCCTCGACATGCTCGCCGGCATCCTCGACCGCCGCGACGGCGCGGCGGCGTGGCTGGCCAGGCGGATCGCCGAGGTGGGGCGGTGAACGTCGACCTGCTGAACGCGATCACCGAGCGCGACGTCGCCCACCAGGAGGTCGCCGACCTGCAGGCCAAGCTGGACCGGGTCGCGTTCCTCACGCTGGCGCTGGCCATGGAGATGCTGGAGGCCCAGCCGTGACCCCGCCCCGCGCCGGCACCGCCGTGTCGCGAACGACGGACCTCCTCGAGCTGGTCGACCAGTACGCGCGAGAGATCGCCGCCGACACCGAGATGGTCCACCCCGACCTGCTGCCCGGCGAGTGCCTGGCCCTGCGGCACCTGGTCGAATGCCTGACCCGGATCGTCCGCAACCATCCCGGCGTCGCCGAGATGGCCGAAACGTACGCCGCCCGCGCCTGCGAAGCGCTCGACCTCATCGAGGCCGACCTGTGATGGTCACCTACTACAAGTGCCTGCGGGCCGGCCGCGAGGCCACCCACGTGCCCGGGTTCCACTGGCCCCCGCCCGGCGAGTGGCTGGAGGTCGAGGGCGACCTCGTGGCCTGCGAGAACGGGCTGCACGTGGCCCGCGTGGACCAGTTGCCGCAGTGGCTGTCCGACGAGTTGTGGACGGTGGAGGTCGACGGGGACACGGTCGACGTCGGGGACAAGACGGTGGTGCGCCGCGCCCGGCTGGTCGCCCAGGTGCCGGACTGCGACTACCGGCTGCGCATGTTCGCCGCCGACTGCGCCGAGCGCGTCCTGCACCTGTTCGAGGCCGAGCGACCGCACGACGACCGGCCCCGTCGGGCGATAGAGGCAGTCCGCGCCTTCGCCCGAGGTGAGATAGACGGCGCCGCTCGGGACGCCGCCGGGGCCGCCGCTCGGGACGCCGCTTGGGACGCTTGGGACGCTTGGGCCGCCGCTGGGGCCGCCGCTCGGGACGCCGCTCGGGACGCCGCTCGGGACGCCGCTCGGGACGCCGCTCGGGACGCCGCTTGGGCCGCCGCTTGGGCCGCCGCTCGGGCCGCTGCTCGGGACACCGCTCGGGCTGCTGCTTGGGCCGCCGCTCGGGCCGCTGCTCGGGACACCGCCGCCGGGGCTGCCGCTCGGGACGCCGCTTGGGCCGCCGCTTGGGCCGCCGAACACGCGTGGCAGGTCGACCGGCTGCGGCACTGGCTGGAGGTCGACCTGTGATGCGTTACGCCGCCCTGTGGCTGGCCACCGTCACCCTGGCCACCGTCCTGCGGGTGTGGCTGCTGCAGTGGCTCGACGAACGCGAGGAGGACAAGTGGAGGCGCTGACCCGGTTCTGCGCCGGCCGCTGCCGGTTGTGCGGCTTCCACTGGATTGCCCGCGACCCGGTCGCCGCCGCCCGCGAACACCTGACCTGCGTCCACAACGAACGCATCGAGGACTACCGCGATTTCATGGGCCGACTGCCCGGCGAGGCCAGTTGGGTGCCGCCCCAGCCGGCAGGCCATGAGCCGACGTGCGCGTGGTGGTGGGTGCGCGCCGACGGTGCCGGTCGCAAATGGTGCACGTGCGGAGCGCTCGGCGCGACCAAGGAGTCGACGCTTTCGTTGCCGCCCACCACCGCCACCATAAACCGGTCATTGGGCCGACCGCCAACGACTGCAGCCTCGACGACGTGATGCGCGCCGCCGCCACCCACCGATGCGAGGAGGAAGCATCATGACAACCCGCCTGACCTTCACAGCCGGCAACCACTCCTACTGGCTGGCCGACCCCGACACTGGCAAGAAACAGCGACTGACCTCAGTCACCACCCTGATCAAGCAGCTCGACGCGCCCGCATTGAAACGGTGGGCCGCCAACACTGCCGCCGACTACGCCGTCGACCACTGGGACGACCTCGCCCAACTCTCCTGGTCCGAACGACGCTCAGCCATCGCAGGCGCCCCATGGCAAGCCCGCGACAAGGCCGCCGCCAAGGGCACCGCCATCCACGCCATGGCCGAAGACCTCCTCCACGGGCGCCCCGTTGACTGCCCCGATGATCGTCCTCGCCACCCAAGGCCGGATCCACGCAGACGTGGCCCTGTTCGCCCTGCTGGAGGACGGTGCCCGATGACCGTGCAGGAGGAGAGATGAGCGACTACATCAAGGAGCTGACCGAGCAGCGCATCGAACTGCTGGACGCTCTGGACGACGTGCTGGCGCAGGCGTGCCTCACGGACGACGGGACGCTGGATTCCATGGCCCTGAGCGCCTACGCGGACGGCCTGCACCTACTCGCTGAGCATGGCCGTGTGGTCATCATCCAGCAGAACGGGCGGCGGGTCATCGCCAAGCAATCCGGAACGATTCATTGCCAGCACTGCAAGGACGACCCGCCGAAGGGTCACGCCTGTCCTGCGTGCGGACAACGCGGTGCCCAGTGAGCACTTACCTGTACCTGCGCTGCATGGACCACGACCCGCCTCTGGTGGCCGATGAAGAGTCCGGCCAGCACCTGTACGACCTGCCCCAGATTCGCGCCGACATAGCCGACCGCGATGCGCTGGTGGCGCTTGTCGCCGCCGAAGACCTCGGTGTGTACGGCGTCGACTTCGGCTACTTCCGCAACCACACCGTGCGATTCCTAGTGCAGCACCCGCGTTGCCGGCTGGCCATCTTCGACGAGTACGGACACGAGCACCCAGCCGAGGTGTCCGAATGACTCGATCATTGCGCCATGCCGCCTGCGGGTTCCTGTGCGGCGCGATCACCGCCACCCTCGTCTGGCTCGGCATCGCCGTCATCGACGTGCAACTGCCCGACGACTGGGACCAGCCATGACCAACATGCCGAGTCGAGTCGGCGACCGGCGACACGCCTCCATGACCCTGCGCGAGATGGCCGCCGCACGGATCGGGGCGCGGCGATGACCCACGGCCAAGGACTGGTCCGTGAAGTGCCCGTGCGGGTGGACCGCCACCCACCGATGCGAGGAGGAAGCATCATGACAACCCGCCTGACCTTCACAGCCGGCAACCACTCCTACTGGCTGGCCGACCCCGACACTGGCAAGAAACAGCGACTGACCTCAGTCACCACCCTGATCAAGCAGCTCGACGCGCCCGCATTGAAACGGTGGGCCGCCAACACTGCCGCCGACTACGCCGTCGACCACTGGGACGACCTCGCCCAACTCTCCTGGTCCGAACGACGCTCAGCCATCGCAGGCGCCCCATGGCAAGCCCGCGACAAGGCCGCCGCCAAGGGCACCGCCATCCACGCCATGGCCGAAGACCTCCTCCACGGGCGCCCCGTTGACTGCCCCGATGACCTGCTGCCCAAAGTTCAGGGCCTCGCCCGGTGGCTCGAGGCATCCGGCGTCGTCAAGGTGGCAGCAGAGGCCATGGTGTGGTCCGAGGAAGACCCGGACCTCGGCATGTGCGGGTTCGCCGGCACCTTCGACATGCTCGCCAAGCACCCCCGCCACGGGCTCACCCTCGTCGACTGGAAGACCGGCACCGGCGTCTACAGCGAGTACGGCATCCAGATCGCCGGATACGCCACCGCCCACCACATCGTCACCGACGATGCCGACCACCCGATGCCGCACATCGAGGCGCTGGCCGTGGCCCACGTCCGCGCCGACGGCACCGACCTGCACATCCTCACCCCGCCCGAGCGTGAGATCGCCCGGCAGCGGTTCGAAGTCCTGCGCATGCTCAAGACGATTCCCGACCCGACGTTCCAGATGGAGGCAACAGCATGACAAGCAACGAGATCGCACGACGTGAAGAGGACTCATGGGTCGAGATCCTGGGCCCCGTCGGGGACCTGTCGACCAAGATCGCGCGAACCGAGTTCGTGCCCCGTGGCATCCAAGGCAACGTCGCCGCCGTCGCCGCCGCCATCCTGACAGGCCGGGAGATGGGGCTTGGACCCATGACCAGCCTGCGCGGTATCCATATCGTCGAAGGACGCCCCAGCCTCACAGCCGAGATGCTGGCCGCCCGCATCCTCGCCGCTGGCCACAGAATCGAGTGGAAGGAGTCCAACGACGACCGCGCCACCGTCCGGGTAGAGCGGGCGGACGGACTCTCAGAGGCCGAAGTCACGTGGACGATGAAGGACGCGACGCGGGCTGGTTTGGCGGGCAAGAAGGTCTGGCAGCAGTACGGGCGCCGGATGCTGCAACACCGGGCGCTGACCGAAGCCGCGTCGATGGCGTGCCCAGACGTGTCGCTGGGGCTGGACGTGGAGACAGTGGCAGAGGACGGCCGTCCGGCGTCCTCAACGACAGTCACGGTCCATCGCATCGATCCGACGCCTGAGCCCGCCAGCGGCCCGCCTGAGCCCGTGGAGGACCACCCGGAGCCCGTCGTCATCGAGGCCGAAGTCATCGCCGAACCGCCACCGCCACCCGGAGTCACCAAGCCCCAGATGCGCAAGATCGGCGCACTCATCGGCGAGGTCGAGAAGATCAGCGGAGAGAAGCTCGACCGCGACCAGCGGCGCAACCTCATCGCCAACATGGCCGGCGTTGACCCCGGCGCCCTGGAGTCCGCCAACAACCTCACCGAACAGCAGGCATCCACCGCAATCGACGCGCTCACGCAGCTGGTGTCCGACGCCCTCGCCGCCGACGAGCCCGCCCCCGCCGTCCGCCACAGCATCGAGGAACACCCGTGACCATCAGCAAGGCCCTGCGATTCGAGGTACTCAGACGTGACGGATTCGCCTGCACCTACTGCGGCAGGAAGCCCCCCGAGGTCGAACTCCACGTCGACCACGTGATCCCGGCCACACTCGGCGGGCCCGAAACCCCAGAGAACCTGCGCACTGCATGCGTGGACTGCAATGCAGGGAAGGGCACGACACCGCCCGATGCCGTCACTGTGGCGCAGGTCAGCGAAGATGCGCAGCGCTGGGCCGAAGCCATCAAGCAAGCCGCGCGCGAGGCCGCAACGGCCATAGTGGCCGAGGACTTCGACTGGTTCCTCAGCCACTGGAACGGGTACTACTACGGCCACGAGAAACGCCAAGTGCCCCTGCCTCCCGACTGGAGACAGAGCATCCGCCGATGGTGCGAGGCCGGGCTCCCCGATCCGACCATCCTGGCCATGGTGGACGTTGCCATGGGCCGCAATCACATCCCACCAGCGGCAGTCTTCAACTACTTCGCTGGCTGCTGTTGGCGGCAGCTCACGGCCATGCAGGAGCGCGCTGCGGAGATCCTCAAGGAAGGGGAGCCCGAGTGAAGCGCGGACCATTCATCGCCCTGTCAGCCAACTTCCCCGACGACCCCGACGTAGTCCGGGCCGGAGAAAAGGCCACCTGGCTGTACGTCGTCATGGCGTGCGACATCCGCATCCGCCGCTCCGACGGGACAGTGCCAGCGCACCGCATGGCCAAGCTCGGGGTACCAGGGTGGAGGACCCGCCTCACCCGACTGCTGGACGTCGGACTCGTGGTCGAGCGCCCCGACGGATACCACCTGCCCGGCTACCTCAAGTGGAACAAGAGCGAGCACGACTACCAGAAGCGCAGCGCTGAGGGCACAGTCGGAGCCTGCAACCGGCACCACACCGGATGCACCCGGGACGACTGCGCCGAGGCCCGCCACTGGCTCAAGGTCCATGGCTACATCGATGGGTGACCCATTAAGTCCGCCAGTGGGTCACCCAATGCCACCCCAGACCACCCCACCCCACCCCACACCCCACTAATGCATACCCAAGTCCAGAACCAACTCACCAAGTAACGCGCGAGGAGCCCCGATGACCACCACCGCCAGCGAACTCATCGCCCTACGCACCCACCTCGCCACCAACCTCAACCCCAACGACTCTGCCGCACTCGCGTGGCCCGTCATCGCCTCCCTCGCTGGACCTGGACTTGACCTTGGCTGGGGCGGCGCAGAGCTGGCAGCAGCAGCCATGCTCGGCGTCTACAGCGGCCGAGTCGAGAACCCAGCCGCCTACATCGCCGCCAACATCCGCCAGCTCGCAGCCGGACCCCCACCCCGCGAAGCCACCCCCACCCCACCCGACGTCAAGCAAGTCCTCGCCAACCTCCACCACAACCACCAACCCGCCACCAACCCCAACCACTGGGCAGCCCAACTCCGCCGCGCCTGACACCTCCCCAACTAGGCCCACCCCATGAGCACACCACACCGAAAATACGCCTGGACCAAACTCGCCCAAACCCGAGTCGCCACCGCCCGCAACAACAACGAACCCTGCCACCGCTGCGGCAAACCCATCAACTACCAACTCGACGGCCGCCACCGCGA